AGGGCTTTCGGGCCCGACAGGTGCCACGTCTGTGCAGTTGGCTGTGGACGTGTTCTCGACCACATACGAAGAGGCCCGCGAGGCCGCCGACAGAATCCGCTCAGTTCTGGATGGATGGGGCGGGCAGGTGACAGACTACGTAAGCGTAAGAAACGTGAGCCTCGAAACTGAGTCTGACGGCTTCGTGCAACTCGCTGGCGGTGACTTGCCGCCCGTGTATCAGGTGACGCAATCTTTCTCAATCCTCTGGCAGGAGACTTAGCAGATGGCCTTTGAAACTCCGCATGATGGTGCTGGCACAGTCCTGACGTGGAAGAGCACCACGTACACGGTCACCAACATCGTGGTCAGCATGACGGACCCGACTGCGACCGAGGACAAGATTGCCGTTTCGCACCTTGGCCAGACGGCTGGCGAGACTGCCAAGACGCTTGACCTGCCGCTGGCCGGCGCTGCCTCTGGCGACACCGGGCAGACCGTTCAGTTTGACTACATCGGCAAGACGATCATTGCTGACAAGGAAACTGGCACTTTGGCCATCACGGTTGGCGGTACGTCGCTTCTGAGCCGTGCTGGCACCGTCAACTCGTCCACGCTCACACTGGCGACGCAGGACGCGATCCGAGGCCAGGCCACCATCCGTATTGCCCGTAGCTAGTCCGTGACGGAGGCCCGTCATGGCTGACTACTCAGCGGGCGTCACGGCTACGTGGAACAGCGTGAACTTCGGTGAGGTTACGGAACTGACCGTAACTCACGGCGGTGCTCTTCCATTGGCTCGCGCCAGTACGTGGACGCTTGACATTGGCACTATAGAGATGAAGTGCCTAACCACGGCGAACATCTCCACTGCCAACTACGGCAAGCGCTCGCTCGTCACCATTGCCGGTGGCGGGCTGGCTTATCGCGGCACGGCAGTGCTTGAGAAGTTCACCATGGCTGGCGTGGTCAATGACGTGACGCGCTACGCAGTCACGCTACGAGTCCAAGGCTAGGAGAAACCATGAGCCTCAGCGTTGCAGACCTTGCCAAGCAGATCCTTGATGCCGATGACTTGCCGATCCTCAAAGTGACTGTGCGTGAATGGAAGGGCGCAGACGGCAAGCCGCTCGTGCTCGGCGTTCGCGTCATGACGGTGGAAGAGCGTGACAGCTACGAAAAGGAGTGGGTGGGCAAGAAGGAAACGGGCATCGACAACTTCCGCACGAAGTATCTGGCTCGCTGCCTGTGCCATCCCGAGAGCGGCGAGCGTCTCTTTGACGAGGCGGGCATCGAGCAGCTGGCGAAGAAGTCAGCAGCCATCGTGTCAAAGCTCTTCGAGAAGGCGCTTAAGCACAACAACATGACTGAGACAGACGTGGAGGAACTCGCAAAAAACTGAGCGTCCGCCCGACGAGGCGTTTCCTGTTTCGTCTGGCGGGGCACTTGGGAATGACGGTGAGGGAACTGTCTCGCCGCATGGATTCGCAGGAGCTCACGGAGTGGATTGCGTTCACTCGCCACTTCCACGCTCTTCCTGATCCATGGCGGCAGACGGGCCTACTGACGAGTGCCGTGCTTGCACCGTACTCCCAGCAAGGCAAGGCACCGAAAGCGGACGATTTCAACCCGATTGAGAAACCACCCCAGCACGCAGACGAGATGAAGCGGGAGCTGCAAAAGCTCCTGGCATTCCCTGAGTAAGCCATGGCCACCATCCTCTCACTCGCCTTGAAGGTAAACGCCGACGCCTCTGGCGTGGTGAAGAACCTGACGCCGGCTGAGCGGGCGTTGGAGAATCTGGCGAAGCAGGCGAGCAAGGCCACGTCTGCCTTTGATGTGCTGGCGAAAGACAGTCAGGCGGCGGCGGATGCTCAGGCCGCTCTCAATGAGAAATTCAGCACGCTAGCCAAGCAGCTGCAGGGCGGGCTCAACGCCCAGGCGTACGCCGATCAGTACGCGGCCCTGCAGCAGGAAGTGCGAAACACCGCTGACGCATTTGCGGAAGGCGCTCGCATCACTGAGCAAGTCAGGACGGCAGAAGAGCGTCACGGGCAGGAACTGGCAAAACTTGACGCACTGCTGCAAAAAAACGCGATCAGCGAAGAGACGCACACGCGGGCAGTCGCCAAGGCCGACGCAGCACTGCTCAAAGCGTCCACGTCTGCTGACAAGTTTGCAGACGAGACAACGCGGGCCGCAACGCAAGGGCTCAAGTTCAACGAGCTGAGCGGCATCCTTGCTGCTCTCCCTGGCCCGCTTGGCAACATCGCTGGCAGATTCTCTGGGCTATCCAGCGCGTCGGAAGGGCTTAGCAGAGTCTTCTCAGGTGGCCTAAAGACAGGGCTTGCCAGCCTTGGCTCTCAGTTGTCTGCCCTGGCATCTCCGCTGAACATCGGCATTGCTTCGTTCGCTGCGTTTGGTGCTGCGGCCACTGCCATTACTCGCGGGCTTGCGGACCTCGAGGGCCGCGTTGAGCAGCTGGGAAATACCGCCCTGCGTCTCGGCACTGACTTTGCCACGATTCAAGTTCTGGACGAAGCAGCACGCAGGAGCGGAGGCTCAATCGACGCACTGGCGGCTGGCATCCAAAAGCTGGCCGTGAACATCAACGAGGCTCGCAGCGGCACCGGCAAGGCCGCCGACGCATTCCGTGAGCTCGGCATCTCGCAGGAGCAGCTGCTCACGCTTGATCCCGCAGCGTTGGCTCAGGAGACTGCCACGGCACTGCAGGCCATAGAAGATCCTGCTAGACGGGCGGCGTTGGCGACAGAGACGCTTGGCAAGGCCGGGCTGACGCTGCTGCCAGGATTCAATGCAATTGGCGAAAGCGAAGTTGCCCTCAAGCGATTCGCCGCAGCGATCAGCGAAGTTGACTTGAATCGCATCAGTTCTCTTGGCAGCGCGTTTGACAACGTAAAAACTTCTCTTGGCGGCCTAGGGCAGTCAATCGTTTTGCCATTCGCTGGCGCAGTCGAAGGCGCATCAAATCTATTCGCAGACTTCATTGGAACTGTCACCCGGCTGGCCCAGGCTATCGGCACAGTCCTGACGCCAATACTTGACAAGCTTGGCGCGGCGTTCGCCAAGTTTGGTGGCGTGTTCGGCGCTATCAACGAATACCTTGACTCATTTGGATTCACTTCGATCAAGGCTGCAGGAAACGCCAAGGAGTTTCGGGCGGAAGTCGAAGCCGACACTAAGGCACTTGAAGACCTTCAGCGTTCCATTGAGAACGGAAACAAGGCTCTCGACACGGCTATTGGCAAGGCAGGTGAGTTTGGCCAGGAAGGATTCAATGCGGCGTTTCAGTTCCAAGAGGCACTGAAAGACCTAGAAGACCAAGCGAACTCGGGCGAACTCAATGCCGAGCAGTACGCCCGTGGCGTGGCAAACGCTACAGCGGAATACGAGAGGCAGATTGAAGTCATACGCACAGTCACCGAGGAAACGCGGCGGGCATCTGAAGAGTCAATCAAGATAGCCGAGCAGACGGCAAAGCGCCTGGCTGACGAGGCGAAGCGTGCCGCTGACGAAGCGCAGCGAAAGGCAGAAGCAGACAACAAGCGGCTGCAGACGCTACTGCAGCAAGACGATGGAACGATCAAGCTTCAGGAAGATATTGCGTTTGTTCTAGAGCAGCAGCTGGCACTGGAAAAGGAAATAGGAGACGCAAGGGGAAGGGCTGATGTAGCAGCCGCTGAGTCTGCAGTGGCACGGCTCGCAGAGCTTGACCAGTTGCAGGCCAAGCTTGAGGACGAGCAGCAGGCCCTTGAACAGGGCTTCGGTGCTGGGTTCAACGCCGCCTTCCAGTCGGTTGACCAGAACATCAGCCAGCTAATTGCCAAGTCTCAGGAGTTTGGGCAGGCAGGCTTTGAAGCAGCCCTGCGTCTGCAGGAAGGCATCGCTGCCGCTCAAGAGCAGGCACGGGACGGCATTCTAAATGCCGAGGCATTTAACGCCGAAGTGCAGCGGCAGCAGGAGCTCTTCAATCAGGAGCTCGCCAACATCCAAGAGGCCGAGAAGGCCAGGGATGCGGCGGCTGAAGACAGAAAGGCCAAGGAGCAGGAGCGAGCCAACGCTGAGCTGCAAGCACAGGCCGACTACCGAAAGCAGCAAGAGACTGCCCTGCAGGCGTACCAGCAACAGCAGCAGCAGACCCAGCAGCAGTACGCCCAGGAGCAGGCCCGCATCTTTGAGGAGCAGCGTAAGGCCGCTGAGGCCGAAGCGAAGCGGCAGGAAGAACGCCTCCGTAAGCTCAACACGCTTGGCCAACAGTCGATCAACGTGGCCGACGTGCGAAGCGTTGAGGGGGCAAACCTAGTGCTGCAGACGGCGGCTCAGGCCCAAGACCCCGCACTGATACAGGCAAGGCTTCAGACAAAGCTTCTTGAGCGGGTAGCACTTGGCATCGGCCAAGCGGCGAGCAACTACTTTAACCAGCCCGTCGCAATCGTCGGTGCTGCAAGGCTTAACTGATGGGCGTTGCGTCATACCAAGAGCTTGCTAGGACTTTTGAGAACGAGCTAGGTGGCTCCCCGAAGGCCGTCCGCACCTGGGCTGTGACGCTGACTGATGACACGCTGCAAAACAACCCAACCACGCACGGCGCTGTCATTAATGCGCTGGGCATAAACAACTACGGAACTCAGCACCCTGATATCGCCAACTCATACTTCGGCCTTCGCAAAATAACCGTCACCGAACGCTACTCAGATTCGCCGTACCACGTTCTTGCTGTGGCTGAGTATGGCGTGGTTTCCGCCAACGAACTGCTATCCCCAACGTCCCGCGATGCGGAGTGGAGCTTTGAGTCAAAGCCAAGCCAGGTGGCGGCGCTCTACTACTGGGACGGCACGACTCGACGCCCGCTGACAAACTCTGCGTTTGACTACTACGAGGGGCTGCAAACTGAAGAGCTTATTGTGGTGGCAAAGGTTTCAAAGAACTACTCAGACTTTGATGCCGATAACGGGCCGGTTCATCTAATCAACGCAACCAACAAGCTGAACTCTGGCAACTACCTCGCAGCTGCAGGCACAAGCAACGTCCACTGCTGGAAGGTGGCTGGCGTCTCTACTGAGTACGTCACCGAAATCTACAACAACGTGTCCCACCAGTATTGGCGAACTACGTCAGAGCTTCAGTATCGCCAAAGCACATGGAACTTGTTTCTGCCAGATGTTGGATGGAACTTTATCGACGGCGGCCAGAAGCGACGCGCGATGGTTTTTGATTTCCAGAATGGCGAGTGGGTCGCGTCCGCAAATCCTGTCGGACTTAACGGCTCTGGCGGCATGAACTTCACTAACTTCCCGTTCATTAATGAGCGTCGCGTCTGCGAGGAAGTGAACTTCTCGCCGCTGTTCGGCACGCCTCCAACCGTGTAGCAATGGCCCGCCAAAAGAAGCCAGCCGACGCGGTGCAGTTCACTCGGGAAAGCGCCGAGCGTGTGGCTCGCGTCGTTCGCCAGGCCGAGCTCACGCCGGCAGCTGCGTCGCCGCTGACGTTTGATAGGCGGCTTTCGGACAGGCACCCTAAGCAGGTGCGGGCCGCGACGTTCTCAGGCGCGTGGCCGATCGGCAGCGTCAAGGCGGTGACGTTCAAGTATGCGCCGACTGCCACGGCCAACGTGGTGAATCTCTCTTGGCCAATCACGCTCTCTGGCTACGTCAACGAGAACTGCGTTGTGGGCAAAGAAGGCACCAACTGGTGGCTCGTTACGCCGATGCTTCAGACGGCCACGGCCGTAATCGTCACGTCCACGCAGTCATTCTCATTTGCCACCGGAACAGCAACCGCTTCTGCCGTTTCTGACGTGCTGATCTCAGCAACGCTCAACACCAACAACTGCGGCATCACCGTGGGAAAAACGCTCACGACAGCCATGATTACCGTGGTCAACTCTACGGCGACGGCAACCGTTGTTACCGGCACTTCCACTGCTACGTTTCTCAGGATACGAGTGCCCTGATGGCTTGCCCTTGCTGCTGTAGCGAGCCCGGTGCGTGCTGCGTTCCTGCTGGGGACGGTTATTCGTGCCAGCAAAAAACGTCCTGCGAGTGCTCGACTCTTTCGGGATGGTTTCACGGAGCAGGGATTGCGTGCGTCGCCGGACTATGCGGCTCTTTAAATCCATGCTCGTTTTGCTGCAGTAGCCTGCCGTCAACATTCAGCGTCGCCATCAACATTGTTTTTGACAAGTTGGTGCTGACTGCAAACACTGGCACGTTTTCGTCGTCTGGGAGCAGGATCACGTCTCCCTTTGGGGTATCCAGCAGCAAAACGCTTACTGCGAATGTGACATTGACGGGCGGAAGCGGGGCGTGCCGCAGTTACTCCTTCAGCGGATGCGGGCCATATGGAGACATGCAAAACATTGAAGTGGTGCTCGCTCAGTTTCACTCAAATGGGGATTGTCGATGGAACCTCGCAATTTCCAGCAGGCACTTGAGCGCCGCAACTTATGTGAACGATGACAACTTCAACACGTTTAACTGCGCCGCCGGTACTACTCAAAACTTTTTTGACTCAGGTTTCCTGGAGGTTTCTGATTCGGTCGTGACTGGGAGGACGTGCAATCTTTCGGGGCTAACTTTCTCTGGCCCGACAACGATTGTGCGTGTCGCTTGCGTTGAGTCTTTTGGCACGAATACACGGATCTGCCGCATTGCCAACTTTAACGCTGGCGAAACCAGTGCGGACATTGCTTTTGGGTCGCTTCCGGAGCAGATCATCACCGCAACATGGACAGCCACAATCGTATGACGCTGCTTTGCAAGTTTGATGCTCGCGGCTTCTGCACGGTGTGCAAGCACAAGGAGTCTGCGCCTGGGTTTCAACGCAACTGCTGCGGATCACCTGGGTGCATGGATGCAGCCAATCGCAAGGGGCTTGGTGATTACGTCTCCGATGCGCTTCGTCTTTTTGGAATCACAAAAGAACGCGCTCAAGCCGTGGCGTCAGCGGTTGGCGTGAAGGACTGCGGGTGCTCTCAGAGGCAGGAAGCCTTGAACGAACTGGGCCGCAAGATCGGCATCGGTTGACACGCCTGCCACGCTACGGGCAAAGGAGCCAGCCGTGGCAGACGATCACGTTTTCACGTTAAACGGTGATGAGCGGTGGCTAGTCCGGTTTACGGACCTTAAGGGCCAGGCGTACGGCTACACCTTTTCGCAGAAGTCAAAGCGGCCACGCATCTTGATTCACAGCGGGCTCAAGGGCCGGCACCGCCTGACGATCATCGTCCACGAGTTGCTGCACGCTCTATTCCCTACAGCCAGTGAAGAGCACGTCGAGCAGGCAGGCAAGGATGTCGCCAAGGTTCTCTACTCGCTGTCATACCGAGAGGTGAATGATGGGCCGTAGTGCTGGCACCTTCCGCCGTAAGAACGCATCAGACCCGTGGAACGTCACGAGTCTCGAAGGCAGCGTCACTCGCATTGATTTCAACCAGCGTCTCTGGGTGCTGCTCTCATCGGACTGGCATTGGGACTCAGTGAAGTGCAACCGCGAGAAGCTCGCGGCGGATCTCACGAAAGCTCGTGAGTTGAACGCCGCAGTGCTCAGCATTGGCGATCACTTCGACGCGATGGGTGGCAAGTACGATCCGCGAAGCAATGGCAAGTGGGACGTAAGGCCCGAGTTCCAAAAGGGCAACTATTACGATGACATCGTGACGCAGTGCGCCGAGTACCTCGAGCCGTACCGCGAGCAGATGGCACTCATCACGCCTGGCAATCACGAGACTGCGGTGCGGAAGCGGATGGAGACGTGCTTGACCACGCGGCTCGTTGAGCAGCTGCGGGTGCGTGGCAGCAAGTGCCGGGCCGCTGGCTACTCGGGCTGGGTAATGTTCCGGGCCAAGGCTGGAAAGACGAGCACGGCCCTGTACCGACTCTGGTACCACCATGGCTATGGTGGAGGTGGGCCGGTGACTCGCGGCGTCATTGACTACAGCCGCTATCTGACAGACGTGGACGCTGACTGCGTTCACGCAGGGCACGTCCACCAGCGAACGCTCATTGAGGCCAGCCGGCAACGGCTCTCTCCTACGGGGCTCGTGCGGGTGCGGCCGATTCACCTCGTTCGATCGGCGG